ACTCTGTCTATTGATGGGATAGGAGATGCTCCTAGAGTCTTTCTAAAAGCTCCTAGTGGCATTCTAAATGAGTTTCTAGGCTTTTCCTCACCTTCATTCCAAATAGACTTCATCACAGTATTTAATGATGGCTCAGGTACTACACACTCCCACAGTTGTATAGGTCTCATTGCTAATTGAATGTAGCCTGTATTGTTTGGTAAGTTAGGAAATACTTGTTTCTTTTTGTAGGGAAGGTATTGACAACTCATATGATTAACAAACTTATCTACGTTGTCTTTGATTCCCCTAGTTAGAAAGTAAAGATGTACCATCGAAACATTGTCCTATATTATTTTTGTAATTGAAGATTCCTTGTTTAATCATTTGTTCGTCTATTTGAATATCTATAAAGTTTAATCCAATATCTACAGCCCAAGAGATACCTTGTGAGAATCCATAGCCGTAACCTAGAGAGAAACATAGTCCTCCAATAATAAAGAACATCATTACTAATTTAATTCTTTCCTTCATTAACGTCACCCTTCATTACTCTGTCTTTGTATTCTGAAGGAGACTCTTCTTTCTTCTCAGGTGGCTGTTCGAGTGTTGAATCTCCACCGAGTAGTTTACGAGCCACTAGTTCTTCTTGTCGTTTGACTAAGGCTTCTGTCCTATCATTTTCTAATTTAAGTTTATCAACTTGCTCTGATAGGTCTGACATTGGCTTAGACTCTTCCTTAGGCTCTTCCTTTGGAGGTTCTTCTTGAGGAGTAGTTTCTTCTGTCATTAAAGAGTTTAGAATTAAGTATATTTAAGGATTATTGTATCTCATCAATCTCAACGAGTAATCTATTTGGATTTGGATTTGCTATAGATTGCTCGAGTTCTCTTTCTATTATTGGAAGTGTTTGGTCGAAGAACATATCATATCTTGCTAAGAGTGCTGTACCATCCTGACCTGTACCTTTAGCATACCAAGTTTGAGTATCTACTTTTACTTGTGCATTACTCATCCTTGCTAAAGCTACAATCTCGTTAAACGTTTGTACACCTTTAACTGGATTACCACCTGTATTGATGTCTGTTACTACAGCTCTAAGATTTTGTTGTGTTCTTTCTAATACAGTTACTTGACCACCTAATTGACCACTTAGTTGAGATGATACGTTGCTTCTTACTCCTGCTATAAATGTACCTAGACCCCCAAGCACCGCACCACCTACGGCTAAAGGTATCGACGCAGGTCCACCACCTAGCACTCCTCCCCCTATTGCTCCTCCAATTACACCAGGTACTGCTCCGGCCGCACCTGCACTTAGTGCCTGTATTAAATCGATTTGAGTTGGTGAGAGACCTGCTAATACTTCTGGAGGTATATTTCCTTGAAATTGAGTAAATAAGTCCTGTGCTTGTCTCTGTTCGACTGAGAGAGTGCCTTGTATGCCTAATTGAGGGTCTCCTCCTGCTTCTCTTATTCTTTCAGTAGGTGATAGTTGCCTACGTCTTAATGATTCCTCTGTAATGAATCCTAAGTTTGGGTCTAGTACTAATTCTGATTCAGGTGTGGGTGGTCCTCCTCCTCCGGGTATGTTCTTAGCACTTGGGCTTATTACTGGAGGGGGTGGAAGAAAAGGGGTTAGAGTTGATTTAGGAGGGGTGATTATATCTTGGAAAGATTCAGTACCGGCAGGAGCTTGTTTCTCTGATTGTTCTTTCTGTCGTTTCTCCAACTCTCTACGTCTCTCTCTTTCTTCTTTCAATAGTGGGAGTCCTGTTGTTGGTGTTACCATTATTTTAATCTGACCTCTATCTTAGTTAAGATATCCAACATCTGTTTCTGAAATCTATACTTCTCATAGATGAGTGTTACTGTCCATAGTCCTAATACTCCATAATTAAACAAATATTCTTCTATCATTCTACCCTCCCTACTTGTGCTTGTACATCATTGTCCTGAAACCCCACTTGTCCGGTATTCTTCTCTTCTGATTCTGTAATCTCATCTTTTAGGCTTATTGGTCTCTCAAACTCTACTTTAAGTCCTAGTTGATTCCATAAGTCATCTTCTAGGAGTCTTTGTTCTGTTGAATACACTTGTTCGAATATTAGATATCCTACCTTAGATGAGGCTTCTGTAGTCTCCTGAATACCCCCAACTATCACCTCAGGGATTCCTACAGCCTTGTAAAAGAACCCTTCTAAGTATCTTATCCAATTTTCAGGATTAGTAGGTGGGTTAATGTTTACTGGTGACGCAGTACCCTTTGGAAGGATTAAGACCTCTCCTTTATTGATAGCAGTAGCCCATTGTGTTTTTAATTGATTCAACTTAGTAGGGTCGTCTTCATCTACTTCTATTATACGCAATCCTGCTAGATTTCTGTGTAATATCCTCCTCCAGTCACTCATAGCTTCATTTCTTGCGTCTATCACCCACTTACACGCTTCTACAACGCTTGTACCATGTATTTCATTACCTATTCTATCGTTTGAGAGGTGTAGTATTCTTTCAGGTGAGAATTTACTGATTGCCTTACCTTTCTTACCAACTTGTTCGTATCTAGTGATGATTCCCTGTTTATTCACTACTACTCGTATGTTAGCAGGGTTTAAGGGTTTAATATTGAGAACATCATTATTCTTTTTACGCATTATTTCAGCATAGGAGTCCCCATTAACCTTTTTGACAGTTATCATGTTCTGCATTATTGATTGAAATGTGTCCTCTCCCCATCCGGTGATGTTTTGAAGGAGTACTGTAGTTAATGGGTCTGTTGTGAATCCCCTTCCTGCTGTCCAATAAGCCAAAGCGTCTATAGCCTTCTTTAATTCAGGTATCTGCTTGTAGTAGCCTAGATATTCATTCCAATGGTCGTTATCCCAAAAGGTTTCATTAGTATTACTCTCTTCATCTAGCTGTTCTCGTTTTACAGAGAAGTCATCTACGTTTGAGTTCAGGTCAGTTGTTGTTGTGCTTCTTAAGTCAGTATCTACCATTTTATAAGTCCAATTTAATTGGTATTGTTAGTTTCATGATTGTATCAGTTGATTCGTTGTCTATTTCCTTACCTGCAGGGTCGTGGTTTAAGTGTGCTGTCCCACCTGTAGCGTCTTTAGTCCAAACTTCTACTCCCAATCTAAGACTCTCTCCTTTTTTAATTATCGTACGAGGTAATGGGATTTGTACCCCTGTTCTTTCTGCTGAAGCTGAAGCTGATAGTTGGTCGAATGTGTAGGCTTCACCTTCTGCTGTCCCTATTAGAGTTTCTGTTGTACCATCCCAAATACTTATCCTTCCAACAACAAATACTGTGAATGTGTTTGTAGAACCTGAGTCATTACCTATTGCTACATCTAATATAGCACTTCCGTCCACCGTTAAAGGCAAGCTTAGAGTTTCAGTATCAAAGTCCATATCTAAGTCCTTTTCAAACGTAGCTCCTGCTGTAGGTGTGAAATGAGTGTAGCTACCTCCACTTGAGTGATTTGAATTAAATACAAAAGATGTTAATATTGCTCCTGATATCTTACCGGCAAAGAATGTTTGAAATCCCTTACCTGTTACTACATCAATAAAATCTACATTACGAGTAAGTGGTGTAGATTTACGATAAACTACAGGAACAGGCATTATACATCCCTCACAGTATTGGATTTAAAGTCTTTTAATTCATTTAAAACTCTAGTTGAATTGTCCTTTAATACATCTAAAATAGTTTCTGCTTCTCTCGAACCGGCGTAACCTGACATATCATAAGATATTATTTTCATAGCTATAAGGTCAGATGCTACATCCTGCAATGCTAGCTTTACCCCTGAATCTACTGAAGGGAATGAATCAACCCAATCCCTACGAGTCTCAGCAACTATACGCCCTTCTACTTCATCACTCCAACTTGCTAAAAATGCTCCTGAGATTACTATATCGCTATTTGCTCCTACACCTGCTTTGATTATAGATGCTCCGGAAGTACACAAAGTCCATGCCATTATGATAGATTATTAAGTCGATTTAATTGTGCTGTTAGTGACCTGATAGCTTCAATCAGTAAGTAATCCTTATCTTCCAAAACGTATTCGTCTTCATCATTTGTAGGCTTAATCTTCTTAACCATCATATATATTGTATAAACATCTTTTTAGATTTTTCCTTTTTAGCCAACCACGACGCCCTGATGATTCCCTCTGCAATATGAGTGTAACGACCGAAGATTCTAACCTTAGTCATCTCACCTTTAAACTTCTGAAACTCGTATTGAACAGACCGTAATGACATCTTCAGATTGTCATCGTCTAACAGTAGTATATCTCCATGCTCCATCATTGCCTTAAGATTGTCATACATATCCTCTTTGAAGATACGCTGTTTGTTAGTTCCGTCACGATTCATAGAAATGGCTCTGTTGTTCATCGCAACTACTTTCCGTCTTGTGATAACATCATTTAACAAGTGGTCGTATATCCCAACCCCTAGAGAACCTGACCCCGCATCGATACCCACCTTCGTACAACCAAACATCACAGTCAACTCCTTAATCTTAGTCTCTGTCTCATTTGTCAAAGTCTTACGAGTTGTCAAATTCTCAATCTGCTTAATCACCTTATCATGCGGAGCATGAAGTATCTCAAACGAAGACTCATCATCCCCCATCCGTGCCAAGTCACACCCAAGATAGTTATCTGCCTTAGGATGTGGTACTACTCTCTTCAAGATACAAACTTGCTCGATTAGCTTCTCATCAAAGAATCGTCTCAAATCCTCCAAGAACAACCCCAAATACTCCTGACCGTATTGCAACTCACTCATATCCTCCTTCTCAGCCTCCAAGAAATTCAAAGCCTGTTGTCTCTGCTCCTCTGTCCACATCGCTGTCAAGGGTCTATCCTTCATCACCTTCTCAGATGTGATATGAAACACCTTAAACCTATCCTGCTTGTTACAAAACGAATCCCAAAAATACCCCTCCTTCCCAAACGGAGTCGAACACATCCATATCTGCCCTCCCTTAGTCAGCAAAACAGGCTTAGCCGAAGCGAATACAAGCTCAGGCATCTTCGACGCTTCATCAATTATCAACACATCACCTGTAAATCCCCTCACAGCATCCCCAGTCTGCCCTACTGGCCTTGCCAAAGCAACCGAACCATTCTTGATAGCGATTCTATTTTGCGTTGGTTTGTCCTTCCCCTTAGCAATCAGCCCAGGATGATGCCGTTGAAAATAATCCAATATCATAATAATCATTAGCTTAGCCTGGTCTTCTGTCAACGAAACAATAATAATACTACAATCCGGATGATTCAACATGTACTCCGATGCCTTCCTACTCATCGTCAACGTCTTCCCCACTTGCCTACCTGTACAAAGCACGATATCCCCATCATGCTGTAGTATCTCCTCTTGCCACTCATCCAACACTATGTCATCTTTTTTCATGATTTTAAATAATAATAAAGTTTAATAAGAATTGTTGCTATTCAATATAGGATGAGTAAGTTAGTAATCCATCTTACTCATTTCTTTTTAATCTTTTTAATCAAAGAAAAACACCTCCTTCTTATGCTGTTTGTCTTTTTCTCTTTTTTAAATATTAAAAATATTAATCATTTTCAAAATGTATCCACATATGACAATTAGGGCAAATCAGAATACACTTATCAATCTCTGCTTTTATTCTCTCGAGTCCTACATTATTGTTAACTAATTCACTAACTCCTTGAGCCTTGTCATTACCTGTATGATGAAATTGTAGTATCTCTGAATGTTCATTCCAACCACAAATCTGGCATAACTTGTTCTTCTTATAAGCCCTCACCCAAAGTCTTGTTTTCTCCCTAATCCTCATCATATCACTTGATTAAAGAGTTATATAAGAATTGGGATTGTGTAAAATATATTTTGACCCACCCCACCCCCCCCGGCCTATATAGGGACATTCAAACGTCGATAAGTGTTGTTAGAAGGGCTTAAAATGGCTTATACTATGACTGCTATGGCATGAATGATAGCATCATTCATGCCTCTAGAGTGCATGTTTAACGAGTATAGGGGGATTACTTACTTTGAACTTTATAACTACTAGCACGGATGAGAAATAGTAAGAAGTAACAACTTTGCCTGCGAAGTATGAGCAGGCAAAGCAAACTAACTTAATAAAGATATCGAAGAAGTGGTAGTAGTTATAAAGTGAGGGAACAATCTCCACTAGAAACACTAGGGAGAGGGTAGTAAAGTGTGAATTAACTACCCCCTATAGTGCAATGAAAAAGCTCTAATGAGCTGATTGTTAATCGCAATATTGAGAGGTAGTGAAGTTATTTAAAGTATTGTTTAACCCATCATCTATATGTGGATTAGCTGTTTCTTCTCTATTGCGTTGCTTTATACACTCTTTTAGGTATTGTTGTTCTGCTGTTGTACATTGAGTTGGTTTAGTCATTGTGGTTGTGAGATGTATTCTAAGGCGTTTAGAAGCTCTCTAAAGGCTTTTTTTACTTAATATTACTAAACATGAAGGGAAGGGGGATTTGTAGCTTATACTCTTTAATACATCTTTAAATACGAGTCTCTCACCACAAAAGAATATATGACAACCAATATCTAACAATGCTTTAAAGTATTGAGTTGTAGGGTCAAATCTGATTAATAATGCTATAGTTTTGCCTTTCTTATTCTCTTCTATAGCCTTCATTACCCATTTAGAAGGATTAGAATATGGGGGGTTTACATAAGTTTTATCTTTCCAATCTAAACTTAAACCATCTACTTGAGGATTGATATCTAAAGGGCAGGGGTCAAACCATCCTTCGAACAATTCCATAAGCCAATCAGGCGTTTCTCTGCTATCGCTTTCCTTTGTTTGTATCATTGTTTGAGTATGAATAGAGGAGTTTGATAGCGTAGAGTACTAATCTACTGCTCTCCTTACGGTTTAAGCACTCCTCTATCTGTCACGAGGGTGACTATGATGTATGTTGTTTGTTATTAATTATAAGGGGGTGGTGGGGGTTTCTTATGAAATAGAGTTACAAATATATAAATAAATATAAAGTGTGATTGTTATGATTTAATATATCTCTTTAGGGAGGTCTGAAAACAAAACAAATAAAGGGAAGGGAAGGAGTTATAATCCATCTCCCTCCCCCCCCTTATTTCTAAAAAAAATAATAAACTAATTGAGTCCGTTCTTTTTCATTCTTACAGAAGTTATAGCTCTCTCAGCTGAATCATTTAATACTTGATTAGTCATCACATGAAGTTGATGAATTACATACTCCATATCAATACTGTTTAAATCATGCTTCGTAAAGAGTTTCTCAATATCTTTCAACACTTCTTGAAACTTGTCTGTATTGATTATTTCAATTGCCATTTAATGACTTGCGCCATCTATCATCTTCTCAACATCTATAAAATCATCTAAATCACATAAGCCTTGAGCTTTGAGTGATTCGATGTGTTGTTTTAACTCTTCTACGGTTGAGTAATAGATTTTGTGACGACCGGTTGATTTACCAAATTCATACGAATGTGGTTTCTCTGTTCTGTTTAATACTACAGATTGACTCGTAGATACACTTGTAACACCCTCAGGAGCTTTGTAAGGAGCTTTAGGAGGATTACCTAGCTTATTGTCTATCAGAACTGATAAAGCCTTTTTATCGCATCCTTGAGGTACTTCAACACCTAGTCTTCTTGCATAGTTAAGTTGTTTATCTGTTGGTTGTTCCATTATTACTTATCCCTCCTTTCAACCGACACCTTCTTATTAACCATCTCTAAAATAGCTTGATTAAACTTCACCATTTTATTCAATGATTCTAGTTCTGCCTTTGTCTTCTCTTGTATTTGAGTCCAAAATGCCTCTTCCTTACTTACAATCTTCACATCAATCTTTTCGTCTTTCATATTAACATACCCAAACAAAAACCAATTATTAACATTACTATATTCCAGAACATGAAATAGTTGGTTAGTTCTTTTACTGCTCTTTCTAATATCTTCTCACTTAGATTAAATTCTTCTACCATTCTAAAACCAACCTGTTAAAGCACTAATCATAATAGATACTCCCAAAGCTACCCACAATAGATAGAATGAAGCTAAGAATATAATACATGCAATTACAAACTTATTCATTCTAGTCTCTCCAACATTTTATTTACATCCTTACGGCTCAGTACAAGCTCACCATCATCATATTCACCTAGAGGTAGCATTTCTTTAACCATTTGTTTAAAGTCTTCTTTCATCATTTGTAATACATCTTCAATCGCCATCGTCATTACTCCTCTGCTCTTCTTGAATAGCCTTAGCTTCTATCTCATCGTGTTCATCAAAGTTTCCCATTGTAAGCTCCAAATAGTATTCTAATGTAAGACTCCCAAGTAAGTGTATTTCTTTTATCAAATTCTAACCGATACTTATGCTTCTTCATCTTGAAGAAGAAATCCTCATTAAACTTAAGTGTTATTGTTTTAACCATTGTAGTAATACATGGAAAACATGGTTTATAAGGTTATGGGTTACAAGAAATATATTATTTATTGTATTCATCCAAGAGTGCTTGAATACGTACTTTCTCTGCTTCTAAAGTAGCCTTATCGTATTCTATTTTTTTCTCTATAGTCTCTGTTTCAAAAAGTTTTTGACCGTTTACTTGATAGGTTTTAGTCATGAGTCATTACCTCCAATTTGTACAACATTTAGATTAGCATCTGCTATAGTAATATTTGTACCATCTGTCACACCTTTAACTCTTAGCTCTATTGTATCTCCGGCATTGACATTAATAATCCCACTTGCTCCCATATTACCTACGTCTGCTCCAGTACCAATCTTACGAATAGCGCTACCATCCATATGCTCAACACCATTAACGAATAGATTTAACTTGTAAATCTTACTATTACCATCACTTGTCATACTTGCACTCCAATTAGCTAAGTAAGCTCCTGAGACTTGTGCTGTTAATGCTCCTGAAGTAGCTGTCATTCTATGTAGACTCGAACCACTTAAACCATCCAATTCTGTGTATGCTCCGTCAACTACATCAATCACGTTTGCTCCTGAGCTTAAGAATATACTACCGTATGGTAATCCTGAACCTCCACTCACACCACTAAAAGCCATAGACCCACTTACTTCTAGTTGAGATTGAGGTGTGGTTGTTGCAATACCAAAATTACCATTCGTATTAAAAAAAGTTGTAGAAGATGGGTCGATTCCAACCGTTTCTATATTGCTATCATTCCTTGCAGATAGACGAAGTCTACTTGTAGGATTACCACCACCTGTCATTTCCCATCTTGCCTCACCACCTGTTGCAGTATTCACTAACAACAGAGTACCACCTATAGCATCAGAAGAAACATTTAGCAAAGCATCAGGAGCATCAGTACCAATACCCACTCTACCTATCCCTGCATCAGTTGCTCCTCCTTTTACTACAAAATGGGGTGAAGTGCTTGAATTAGTTGTTACTACAAAATCTCCTTCGAGTGTATTATTTGTATTAGTATCTAAATTCATAATAATACCTCCGTTAGAGCTTAGTCTTAAATCGTCTCTAGTTTGTACACCTTCATCTAACCAATCTACCATATCTAAAATCCCTCCGAATCCCCCTTGAGTAACAGAATCAACCGTAAGTCCACTATCCCCTTTCACATGAAGTTTAGTATCCGGAGTAACAGTACCTATCCCCACCTCCCCATCTTTAGCAAATAAGTCAGAACCTGATATCCTTAATACAGAACCACTTATATCCTGTCCTTCAGCAGGGTATAA